GCATTGCGAACTGGACGTCATGAACCCATTCGCCCTCAAGCGTCGCGATGAATTCCTCGGTCGCCTCGATGCGGGCGACGACAATCCCATTGATGATCTGAGCGTAGGTCATGCCACCACCCAGACACGGACTTCGCCGCGCGCCCCTGCTGCACCGCGGCCGCCGCCGCCCGCTGGCGTGAAGCCGGCCTGACCACGAGCCCCGCCCGCGCCCGCCATGACGCTCGTTCCCCCGTCCGCGGTAGCCGTTCCGCTGGAGGACGTAGCAAGGCCTCCTCCTCCGCCGCCGCCGCAGTAGCTACTTCCACCATTGGCCGAAGCGCCGCCGCCTGACGAAGTGACGGCATGATACCCACCGCCTCCGCCACCACCTTGATAGCTTGGGCCCCCAACTCCCGACGTTGTCACGACTGTGGACGCCGTTCCGCCGCCGCCTCCTCTAAAGTCAGTAGTGGATGCTTGAGAAACACCACCGCCACCCCCGCCGGAGCCGCCGCTTCCTGAGCCGTCCGCGCCCGTGTTGCCAGCGGGGAACACTGCGAGTGAGCCGAAAGACGAATTGGTTCCGTTGCTGTTCACGGCGCCACCTGCACCCACGATAACTGCGGCAGATGACGGTATCTGAGAGGCCCGGAACATGCGCGAGAGGTAACCACCGCCACCGCCGCCACCGCCATTCGTGCCTGAATTGGTCCGCCCGCCGCCGCCGCCGCCCCAGCCTTCCACGAATACCCAGGCATTGCCCGGCGTGCCGACAGGCTTGATCCAGGTGCTCGAGGTCGTGAACGCCTGGTAGTCGAGGATGTTGGTGACGATGCGCGAGTCGCCGATGGCGATAAACGCGCCGTCGGAATAGGTCAGAAGCTGGCGCGAGCCAGCCGGGAAGCGGCCGGAGGTGAGCGCCGAGCCGAGCAGGTCAACGACGTTGGCCGCCGCTCCGCCATTGATGGCCAACGTCACGGCGCCGGTGTTCGCCACGCTGACGGGCAGCACGAATAGCATCCCATTCGCGAGGCCGGTCGACGGCGCCGGATCGAGTGTGGCCGTGATATTGTTGGCGGTGCCCCCGATCCCGGAAAGCTGGATGTTTATGCCTTGGCTCAGCCGCGCGACCTTCGCCTGCACGGCATCCATGTAGGCATCACCAGTGACGGGCCCCGGCGTGCCGGAGTTGGGCAGAATCCAATCGATCATTGAAACCTCAGATGAAGAGAGCCGGGCAGCGTGATTTCGTGGCGCGAACGCCGGGCCATGACCGCTGGGAGTAATTCCAGCTCGAGAGCGTCCCCATGACTTCCATCACGTTGACGTCGACGTTGGTCAGGTAGAGGTGCTTCGCGGAATACTCGACGATGGCCGGCGCATCGATTTCGACGCGCGGCACGACCGTTTGATCGAACTGCGAGGCGGCGACGACATCGATCTGCACTCGGCACGGCCGGGTCACCGCCTGGAGCGCGAGGCCGATCTTGGCGTCGACGTTCTGAACCTTGATCTGCGCCTGCGGCGGCGAGTCGTCATCGCTCAGCAGAGACGCGTCGAACCAGAAGCCGATGTAGCGGTCGCCGTTCCAGACGTAGTCGACCGAATCCGAGACCACGCGGATGATGTCGTTCACGTCGGGATTTGTGATGGTCATGAAGACCAAAAGCGCCTCGCCGCTCTCCTGGCTGTCCAGCTCCCGACGGAGACTGGCTGATACGCTGCGCTGCTTGGCCATCAGGGGAGCCGGAGAAGCCGGAAGGAGAGGTCATGCTCTTGCGCGCCGGCGTGCGGCTGCAGTTGGTATGTCTCCTTCGTGAACTTGAAGGATGCCGTCACGCCTCGGATCGGGTCCACCCAGACAAAAGGCAGTACCCCGTCGAAGAGCGTGTCCCGGTACCAGTCTTCGAACGTCTGGCGCTCGTCATCAGTAATGCCGGTGAACTGCATGCTCAGCGCCGTTGCGGCCGCCGTACCCCGTCGCCGGTCGATCGTCGGGCCCACCTCAGGCTCGAAGGAAATCCGGTTCGATTGGGGGCTCTCGGTGTATTGAGCCGCATCGGGACTCTTCCGATTGACCAAGGGCCAGGTTGCGACCATCAGGACCTCCGAGGCTGGTTGCCGAAGCGAGCACGCTGAGGGCGGTCCATCCGACCTTCTGCGATGTTCTTGGCCTGCTCTTCGCGGATAAAGATCCGCAGCATCTGCTGACCGTCGGGACCGGTAGAGCGCTCTTGCTCAACCGCAGGCGCGCTTGCCGACCGCTGGTCCACAATCTGCACGATCGTGTTGCCGCCACCGCCGCCCGCGCTCTCCACGCCAAGCCTGCCGTTCGACAGGCGACGAAGCGGCATCACTGCCTCAGGACCGGCCTCGCCCATCAGTCCTGCGCCGTTGGCCATCGGGAAAACGGTTGGCGTGTTGACGACCCCGCCATTGGCGAATGCTGTCACCCGCCCGCCGGCGAATGCCGCGCCATTGGCGAACATGCCACCCGTACCGCCGATAGCCATGAACCCTCCACTGCCTCCCGTAACAACCCGGGAGAGGTTGCCCCAGAGCCCGTTGAAGAGCTGATCCGTGGCCATATCGGTCAGTTTCTGCGAGATCCGGTCCAGCGCATTCGTGGCGGCGTCGGCAAACGAAGACCAGAGGCTCTTGCCGTCGGCAACGCCGGAACGGATGTCTTGGAAGAACCCTTGGAACGTCCCTTTCGCGAAATCGTAGGCGTCCCGCAGCTTACTGGTTTCGACCTCGAGAGAAGCCATGGCGGCGGCCTTCTCCTTCAGAACCGAGATCTGGGCAGGGTCCAGCGTCAGGCCGGCCTGGATGGCCCGGTTCAGCAACTCCTGCTCATAGCGAAGCCGTGCGGTTGCATCAGCCGACAGTCCGATGCCAGCCTGTTCCGCGCGAAGCGACGCGATCCTTGAATCAGCATCACGGACGATGTCCTCAAACCGTTCGCCGTCCGTTTTGCCGCCTCGGGCCTTCTTCTTAGTCTTCTCGTCAACCGCCGTGAGCCCGGCAGCGAGTTCTTTGAGCTTTGCCGTCGCCGCCGATGCGCCCCTCGCGATGCCCGCGCCGAAGTCCCCGAGCGTGTCCCGGGCCATGATCTGGTCGATGCTGGACTTGTGCGCGGCGTTGGCTGACGCAAGACGATCAGCAGCGGGGTTCGCGAGCCGATCGAGCTGCAGGCTGCTGCCGACCTTCGCGACGTCCACACCGGGGATGGTGTTGATCTTGTCGATCAGCCAGTCGATGCTCGCGCCGGCGCCGGAGATAAGCTTGTTGATACCGTCGATGGCCAGATTCACGCCGCCGACGACGGCCGCGCCCATGATGTCGCCGAAGTTTCCCCAGATGAACTTCAGATCCTCATAGGCGGCCGTGAAGGAGTTCAGGATGTAGTTGGCGGCCGTCTTGGCCACGCCGACGATGTCGACACCGAAGATCTGGGTGAGTTCATCGCGGAAGATATTCGCGGCTGCAACGGCGGCCACTAGACCCAGCACGATCGCCGCGCCCGGATTCGCTACGGCCATCGCGGCTGCGGTGGCTGTCGCCGTGACCGCAAGCCGGCCCATGAGCGCGATCAACTGGACGATGCCGGCGATCATGGCAGGACCATAGAGGAGCGCGAGACCAGCGGCGGCTGCGGCAGCATAGGGTGCGATCGGCTGGATGGCTCCCGCCAGCGCCCGGAGCACCGTTGCTCCCAGTTCTGCCCAGTCGATCATCTGCAGGCCGGCTGCCGCCAAAGCGGTAAGGGAGATGACAACCAGGCTGATCGGCGAGAACACCGATGCAAAGGCCGCCGCCAGGCCGTGCAGCGGGCGCTCCATCGTCGAGATCACGGCGGCGAGCTGCGTGCCCTGCTGCAGGCCGATCTGCATGGCCCCCATGCCCGCCTGCGCGGAGACGGCGATGTCCTGAAATTGGGCGGCGATGTTCGCCGTGTTCAGATTGGCGGCAGCCTTGACGTTGGAGTTGGCGGCGACCGCGTGGCCGCTCAGCGCCTTGGTAGCCTTTGCCGCTGCAGCCGCCTCACTGGTGAGGGCTTTTTCGAGCACTTCGGCCGATCCGGCAGCGCTAACGGCCGCACTTGCCTCTTTGGTCATTGCGGTCGCGGCTTGGGTAACGGCGGCGTCCAGCTTCCCGAACGTGACAGAGACGTTGGCGCCCGTCACGATCATCTGCTGGAGTTGGCCTGTCGCTCGACCAGTGGTCGTGCCAAGGCTCACAACCCGGCTCTCGGCCGTCGACACACCCTTCCCCATCCCCAGAACCGCGGTTTCAACGCTGCGCACCGCGCGCTCAATGCTCGCCAGCGAGGCTTCGAGCCGGCTGAAGGCGTTCTTTAGGACCCCCGACGCGCTCTCAGCCTTCTTGGCCGAGTTCGTGAGGTCATTGAGATCGTTGGCGCCCTTCTGAACGCCGGAGCTGTCCACCGCCAAGCCGAGCGTAGCAACATTGGCCATGTCATTTCCTTTTCGGGGACCGCTCGGCTGCCTCAGCCCGCTCTCGCGCCACAGCAGCGAGGTAGGCGTCATCCATCGATCGGATGATCCGGATCTCTTCGCGCCTGAGGATGTCGCCGGTGAGTGACATCCAATGGGCCATCTCAGTCATAGAAAGCGGCTCGGCGCCGTTGAACCCTGCGGATAGACCGGCCCGCATGCCCCAGAACCAATCGAGAAGGTAGCAGAAGTCCGGCTCCAGAGGATCGGGCTCCTCCACTGGCAGTCCGAATCGGGCCAGCCGCTCGCGCCGGGTTTCGCCGGTGTCATCCGCAAAGTTCAGCCGAACGTGAGCCTCGATGTGGGAGACCAGCAGCGGCCCTAATTCGCGAAAAAAGCGGCTTCGTCTCCGAGCGCCGTGTCGATCTGCTTTGCCAGCCAACCGACCTGCAGAAGCTTAACGACGTTCACCTTCGTCAGCGGCGGGTTCCTGAGCTCGCCGAGGGAAAGGCCGTCATCCCATTTCCAACCAACGATCGCCGCCGCGAGAAGATCGACCGTATTGTCCTCGATCTTTTCGGCCGTCATCGAGTTCCGGCCACCCCGGAGAGCCTTGTTCTTGATGGCCCGCTCGACCGCCTTGACTGCATCCGCCTCAAGGGAGGTGCACTCGATCTGCAGGCCGATCGGTTCGCTCGACGCCGGGTGCTTGATGTCGATCGTGATTGTCGTTGGCTGGATTGCCAGGATGTCCATGCTGTTCTCCGAGAGGCGGGCGTTCGTTTAGGTGACGTTGGCCGTAGCGGCCGATGTTGCCGTAGCGTTGCCGGCGCCGTTCGTGCCGGTGACCGCGACGGAGATCGCCTTGGCGGCATCAGCGGAGACCAGCGTGTAGGTCACGTTCGTGGCGCCCGCGATGTTCGTACCGTCGCGCTTCCACTGGTAGCCGAACGCCGGATTGCCCGACCACACGCCGGGGACGGCTGTCAGGCTTTCGCCCTGCGTCAGTACACCGGCAATCGACGGCTTGAGGCTGTTGGCAGGCGCGACGAGCGAAGTGGGGTCGACCACGATTTCGGTCTGCACCAGGCCGAGCGTGAACACCTCGAGGATGAAGTCCTCGTTCCGACCATTGGGGCGCGTCGGGCCGGTGACGAGGCCGCGGTTGTAATAGACCGTGTTCGTCGAGTTCGCATCCGGGGCATCGGCGTCCTCGAACTTCAATGCGTACTGGAGCTTCGTCTTGCCAGCGGCTCGGAGCGCGATTTGGCCCGGGTCCGTCGGGTTGCGCGCGCACTCGATGGTCGGGTCTCCCGCGTTCGAGATACCCTTCTGCTTCTGCGTGACGTCGGTCGCCAGCTCGTCATAGCTGACGATGTTGGTGTTCGTGCCGGACTCGCCGACGGCACCGACATTACTGACCTCGACCCAGGTAAGGGCGGCGAACTGGCTCTGGTTGAGATTGGTCGGCTGGGGCGTCGTGCAGATATAGACCTTCCGGCCCTTGTTGGTATTCGCCATGGCGGGATCTCCTTGGATCGTAGTGGCGGGTGGACGGGCCGGCTGGCCGGGATGGCTATGCGAAAGCCTCGTAGGAGACAGTCACCGGCACCTGCCAGTGGGTGTCGTCGGCGAGTGCCGGTCCGACGTCTGGCGCCTTGGTGACTCGGGTCGTGATGCCGCCGGACCGCAGCGGCATGTCAGGCTGGAAATGCGCTGCCACGCTGCCGGCGATTTCCGTGGCCGCCTTGGCGCCCGCATTCTTCTGAGTGAAAACATCCACCTGAAGCAGACCGAGCCGCTGATGCGGCGCCCCCGAGCCTAGGAAGGGACGCCGGTTGGTGTTGGGAATGTGCGAGACCCGGAGATAGCTCGCAGGCTTCGGGTTGATCGAGACGTTGGGCCATGCGATCGGCAAGGCGGGCGCATGCACGAAGGCCGCAAGCCGCGCGAAGAGTGCCTGCTCGATGTTGCCCTCTACCGTGGCCACAACCATGCTGATAGATTCCTCGTATGAAGCCGCTCAGCGACAATCAGGCCCATGACCTTCTGACCGAGGCGCGCCGTGCGCTCGGCAATGCTCCCGGCTCGACCGTTCGTGCCGACACGGCACTGAAAGCTGCCCGCCAGGCGCTCTCCGGCCTCGCCCTCGCCTTGCTGGTCGCGTCTGAAAGCGGCTCGGACCAGGTGCCGGGCGTCACAGGCCCAGACGGCTCTTAAGCTCGGCCGCCTTGGCGTCCACGATCTCCGGCCACTGTTGCGCGGCAGTCCTCACAAATGCGTCTGGCGTCTGCCCGCGCGCGCCATATTCGCGGTGCGCCGCATAGGCGGCCGTGTAGCCGAGATAGATCGTGTCGCCGAGTTCGGACCCGGCGATCACAGCCTCGATCACCCCGGCGTCGAAGGCGTAGGTCCGGCCCTTTGCTGGGGCCTTCTTCGGATCGATGAGGGGCATTGCGGATGTTGAGGCCATCAGCGACGCGCGGAGGAAGCCTGTGTCGACGCGCATGCGGCCGCCGGCGTTGCGGGTCGTCTGCACCCGTGCCGCAAGCTCCTGCACACTGGCCTTGAACACGGCCTCCTCGGCGCCCGTCACCTTCCTCACCCAATCGGCGACCTGGGTCGCGAATGTGAGGTTGGCCATCAGGCAGCCTCGGCTTTGAACCGCTCCACAACCGAGGCGAAGTAGTCGACGTCATAGCTCACGACGCACCTGCAGCCGCTGATCTCGGAGATCGGCGCGCGAGGGTCGCACGGGAACCGGAGCATGGCGCCCGATGGCGACTGAAACACGCCGTCCATCGGAACCTTCTGGCCGTTAAGCACCCGATGGGTATGGCGCACGCGGGCGTCGCCGGCCGATCGCCAGATCTTCGTAACGTCCTCGACGCGGATCTTGCCGGCGGCGATCTGCTGCCGGATGGCGTCGTCCCTGCCCTTGCTCAGGGCCATCATGGTTTCGGTCCGGGCGAGGAATTCGCCGCGAAGCTCGAGCAACCGATCACTGTAGCGCCCGACGATCCGAGTGATCGTCTCCGTGTCCAGTGGCTTCCCCGACTGGATGGCCGCCAGGATGGTCCGATCGAAGCGCTTGTCACGCCGCTCGCGCCCGAGATAGGCCCGAAGCTGCCCCGGGTCACCCGACGACAGTTCCAGCCTGGCGTTGGCGACATACCGCTCTTGCGCCGACGTCATGCCGATGACGCCGCCCTCGCGCCGCCCAGTGACGCGATTGATGCGCCCCACGACGTTGAGAGCGGTCGAGCGCGGGTTCTGCCCCTCTGCCAATCCTTCGCTCAGAGCGAGGCGGATGGCGACGCGCTGATCGTCCAAGATGGCCGTGACCAAGGCCGACGAGTGCTCCTGCAGCCAAGCCTCGGCCTCCGGATTGCGGACGCCGAACCGAAAGACGACACGCCCGCCATCAGGGTCGCGGACCTTGGGCAGGCTTCCGACGGTGGCCATGCCGCCAGAGTTGTAGGCATCGGCAAGGCGCAGCTCGAGCTTCGAGAACGCCGCCGGGTCCAGTTGAAGTGCCTGAAGAGCGCCCTCGATGTCGCCTCGCTCCAGCCGCTCGACGACGACCTTGAGCACAACGTCATTCACGATGTCGGCGATGGCCTCCATGAACGCAGCGCGGACGGCCTCTCCCTGCGTGGCCAGAAGGCCTTCGATGAGATCCCGATCGGAACGCCTGGCCATCGGCTATCCTGCGCACCACGCCTTCCACGCGACCGGGTCGCCGGCGGCGGGGATGGGCGTGAGGTTGGTGATGGATCGGATGGCGCCGTCGATGACGAGCTTGTCGGAGAGCACTGGCGTGACCTCGGGAACCGCGAACAACACCATGTCCCCTGTCTCGACGATGAGCACGCCATTCTCGTACCGCTGGTGCTCTCGGGTGACCGTGGCCTTCAGATCATAGGTCACCTCAATCGATGCGCCCGGCTCCCACGGTGTGGCCGGGTCCGGCGCGCCTGGGGTCACGCGGATCAGCGAGCCCACGCCCTGCTGGAACTCGCCCAGCAACTCGGTCGCCATCTCCCGCATCTCGTCGTAGAAGC